CTGACATTTGAGATATATATATATAACAAAGAATATATATTTATATTAAACGTTAAAAAATCTATTGTAAGTGTTTGCTTAATTTATGCTTTGAACCGCCCGACATAGCACCGCCTGACGACATACCGCCCGACATAGCACCGCCTGATTCCATACCGCCAGACATACCTAATCCTAATTGTTTCATTAATAATTTTGAACCGACATCACGACCAACAGGTAATAATTCCTTACCAATTGACTTTAATGTATCGAACCAACCTCCACCGATAATACGGCGAATATCTCCACGAGTGTAAGGCATCATTTGACTTGCTGACAAGACGTCCGCCTTTGTTAAAAGAGCGGTAAAAATCGAAGACGCACCTCTTTCGCTCACGAATACGCCTGAATTTTTGGTGATTAAGCAGATTTCCGCTTCGCTTAATGACTCGTATGAGTTATTTTCAATATCTAATTGTAATTGTAAAGAAAATGACCCAATTGACCCACTTGCGTAGAATTCATCTACCAATTGAATATCCTTACCAAATTCTAAAACGACCATACTACCCGATGTGTATAATGATGATAATGATGCAGGTAAAGTTGGATTTCTATTTGCCTTACCAGAGAATTCTAACCAATTTTGGGTTGAACCGTTTTCACGAGCATAGCGGTATAAGTCTTGAGGAGTTGCTGAACTTAAAATACCACTGTTGTTGTTCCAATTGACGACGACACGATTGACTTTTAAGAAAGTTTCAGTGTCCGCCCAATTTTGACTTGCTAATGGTTTTCGCACCATAATTATAAGTGCGTCGGGTATTTGATTCAATTGAATTGTTTGCGTAGAGACTTGAGTTTGAGCGTCGCTTGCTAATGGAGCACCAAATGATAAACGTGTAATGTAGCGAGGCAATTCATAGTATGGGACGACGTTTCTTGGGGAGGTTAATGCTTGTGAAGCGTGCGGAGTTAAAAAGTTGAAGATTAATGAAGCAGATACGAAACCATCACCAGTTAAACTAACTGAATAGGAAGCACCGTTGTATTGACCTGCTGATGAGACTGCTTTAGCAGTTCTCCAGAAACGCTTTGTATCACCTATATTGCAGGTTATATTTAAATTTTGTATGCCGAAAAATCCTTGTTTGTGAGCGGGATTTGCAAACAAAAATGGCGATAATAAAAGAGGTTCGCTGAAAGTTGCCGTTATATCGACATTCTTTACCGCAGTTCCATCACCGATAGTATTACCAGCAATAGAATCAATAATGAAACTACCACGAGGTAATAAGTCATTATCTGCAACATTGACCCAACTACCTAATGGATTGTTAGTAGCACCGACAGCATCACTATAACGTTTATAAGTATCGAAAGCAATAGGAGTCATACCGTTGAATGCTTGTAATTCACGAACGTCATTCATACGAACAATAGCAGGTAAGACATCACGAATATTTATAGCGGAAGTATTGTTGTTAATTGTCGCTTGGATAGTAGTCATTAATTGATGTAATGGGAATGAACCAAATGCTTCGGTTAAACCGTAATTCACTAAATATTCACCTGCTAAAGGAACACCTGAAACACGGAATGAAACTTGGGAACGTAAGATGACACGACGGTCAATAATGACTTGTTCGCTTGGAACTTGCACGTTGAAGGTAATTTGTGAAGCGGATTTTGTAATAGCGTTAAAAGTTGCACTTGTCATATTTTGTGCCCCTCTATTTACAGCATAACGAATTTCGCTTGAGACCGCTAAACGGTCATCTAAAACCATAACTTTTTGAATATCAGCGGAGGACATTGTCTAAAACTTCTATACTATAGGCGAAGATAAAAATTTACCGAACTTTCTAAACGTCTTCCTTTTCGCCTTCGAAATCTTTGCGACGGAATAATAATTTGACAGAGGCATTACAATTCGAAGTTAGGTAGAAAGGATAGGAATTACCAAATTTATCTATCCAACTGACAGCAATTTGAATTGCCGAGATAGGGTTATTACCATTACAATCGATAAGACGATATTCAGCGGTAGGCAAGTAGTTGATAAGAGGTTTATAAGAGACACCCCCTTGGTCGTCTTGGACTTGGAAGTCGGTTAAAAGAAGTGAAATGTTGGCGTTATTACCTGTGTTGAGTAATCCAGCATCTGCGTTGAAAACAAGAGGTTGTGCGGTTAATGACGGACTGATAGGTAATAAAGCAGTAGTGAAAGCGATACGGTCAATAGGACTCCAAAGAGGTGTAGAACTGTATTGCTGATACATTTGAATAGCGTTGTAAGAGTAAGCAGGAGGACTTGCACTATTGTTATGTAAGTAGTAGTTGCTGTTCTTGATGTTCTTGATGACTATTAAGTAGTTCTTACCATTAACGATGTTAGGATTATCGCCGTAATATTGTGCTTGGAAACCGCTGATTAAGTTAAACATCGGGGAGTTTGCATAGATGAAAACGTTATGTTGGAAAGCAAGACCAGTGTTTGCAAAGACATCTTCTCGAGCGATTAATGATAAACGTTTATGAGTCTCGTCGAGTAAAAAGTAAGGATAGGAAGTGAAATTAGGAATATTAACCCCAGTTCCTGCAACTACGGCAACATTAAGATTAAATAAACAGTCTTCCAGACACTTATTTAATAAATCGACGACGTGTTGGACGCTATAACCAAAGTAGAAAGGTGATGTATTACCTTCTATAGTTGTTGGTGAAGGAGGAATAGGAACTAACGGGTCAAAATTTTCATTAGACCATTTCATATATTCCTGATGTTGATAAACGACATTATTGACAGGACTTTTATAGGTCATAGTGAAACTGTATATGGTCTTACCTATGTCTGCTTGATTTAACATAATTTGCGGAATGAACGTTGGTAAAGTGTTAGAGGTTTCTAATTGGAAGCGAACGACACTGACATAATAGTCTTTTGGACTATGGACGATAGGCGAATTACGAATTTCATTAAAGACGACTGGAACAGGAGGTTTCTGCCCTGTGCTGTCATTATTGACTATGTTAAGGTCGTAGTAGATATGTGTAGGTAAGTCAGTCATTTATGTTATACTATAAATGTATAAAATAAATGGATATTAATCACTATCGCTTGATTCATCATCATCTTCGCTAATGAGCGACAAGTAGCGTTCGGTCATATAGAACATAGGATAATTACGGAAGACACAACACCAGCGAGTTTTCATACGGCGTATTTTAAGAATCAGGTCTTTATCCATACCCAAATAATTTTCAAGCATATAGGAGGTCTGTCTCCCGACCCCGCTGTGAGGGAAATAAACACACCAGTGTGCTTCGTTGAGGATACGGCGAGTGAATTGGCGGTCGGTAGGTAAGTGATTCGTAATGATACAAGAAATACCTCTACTACCGCCGTGTTTATGACGACCGACTTCTAAAATTTCATTCATAAGTTTAACGACTGCTTCCCTATACTGTTTGTTCTTGATACAATCGACATCATCAAAAATGACAAGTGAGTCAGCGAGGTCTTTACATTCGATAGGGTCGGTGATTAAGTTGTCGCCTATAACAATACGCTTGGGTTGAACGCTGTCAAGTGATTCATCTTCCTTAAGATTACTGAAAAGATAGATGTCGCCGTCCTTGAATTTCCGCTTCCATTCTTCGCAATACATACGAGTGAATGTTGATTTACCACTACCTGAAGCACCTGTCAAATACCCGATAGTTCTCTCCTTGGTCGTATCAGGAACGAGTTGGAACTTGAGACCTTCTGGAAGTTCGAGACGTGAGAATTGTTTATCGACATCTTCGTCGTCTTCGTTATGAAGAGAGACGATTTTGTTCTTCCACTTGGGATTGTTGCCTACAATCTTCGCCACAGGGCGACCTATCTTGTCGATGTTAAACATTTTATATGTAATATACAGATAAAAAAAGATAAATGGGTAAAATTATACTATGGGACGGACTCTACGAGGGGTAAGTTGAATAAGTTGAGCGTTTTCCCGACCAGTAGAGAAAAGGAAACTATCGGTGTATTTGTTGGAGAGATAGTCCCGTAAGTTGGAAACAAAGTTCCAGAGGTCGTCGCCCGACTTGTCGATAAAGAATTTAATTTGTCTTTCGTCCCTATAAGCACCCCAGTGAGCGAGGAATGCGTCAAAAACACAATCAGGGTCGTCATAAACTTGGATATTGAAAGAATCACAAGCAGGAGAACAGTTGTCAAGACGACGGTAAAGAATAATATGTTGATAAGAATCCATTTATAATAGTTGTATATAATAAAAATAAATGGCGAACAGAGAAATCGTCGATTATGACGGAACTGGATACATCTTCCCCAAATACATACCACCTTGGTCGCAGACCCTTGCATACGGGTCATTTTGTTCTACACAATCGCAAACTGTATTAGGTGTCAGCACACCAACAGCAATAACATATAACACAACGGAAATCGCCCAATTTACAAACTTCGTAGGGTCAAAGATATTCGTCCAACGAACTGGTGTGTATCGCTTTACATATTCGATACAGTTAGACAAGTCTGGGGGCGGAAATAGTCCTTGTGAAATCTATATTGCTATTAATGGAACACCTGTTCCTCGTTCGGGAAGTCAGGTGCGTGTAGAAGGGCAAACAGGTGAAACATTCCCGATGTGTGAGTTTATTATCCAACTAACTGCGGGTCAATACGTCGAAGTCTTCTTTAATTCCAGCGACCCATCTATGACCGCCCAGCACTTTCCAGAAGTCGTCGGTCAATATCCTGAAATACCGAGTATAATTTCAAATATACAACAAATAAGTTAATCTTATTATAATACAAATTTTATAAGAAGATTATTAACTCTTATAACGAATAATGACTATACCAGAACCACCATTCGCACCCGCTATACCTAAAGATGATGAAGCACCGCCACCGCCTCCAGTATTAGCAGTTCCCGCAGTTGCAGAAAAAGCAGACCCAGTTGCTTCTCCAATACCACCACCATATAATGCAGAAGTAGGATTAGCAACAACAGTTCCAGATGTAGCACCAAGACCACCTCCGCCTACCATTCTTTTAGTTCCGTCCCAGTATGTAGTATGACCTAAAGACCCTCCTACTATATATTGTGCTAATGTAGTAGGTGCTATTCCTTGTGATGAACTACCACCACCACTACAACCTGCTCTTGTAGCACTTGTAGTTCCTATACCACCTCTATAACCTCCTGAACGGACAGTTTCACTACTGTATAAATCACCAACGGCACTATTGAATACGGCAGTTGGGGCAGTAGTAGAAGACCCAGCACCTTGCTGACCTCCACCCGAAGATGATGTTGGTGTAATAGTTGTTAAAGTTGAACCTGCGTGAGTAGTAAAAACATAAGAAGATGCTACACCATTAGCAGGTGCATTAATACCGCCAGCACCTCCACCCCCACCAGTAGCGGTAATACCTAATGCAACACCTGTAAGCATTAAATTTGCTGGTATTGAAACAGTAGTAGTTCCACCAGTAGAACCTGTATTTGCGGGTGTTGCACCATTACCACCATTACCAACAGATACAGTAAATAAATCGGGTAAAGTAGCAGTAGAATTTAATGGAAAACCTGATATTTGAATAACGCAACCAGCACCACCTCCTCCAGCGAAAGCACCAGTTCCGTTAGAAGCACCCCCGCCTCCTCCTCCGCCGACGATTAACATATCTATTTCTGGAACAACATTCGTTCCGTATGATGTTATAGTAAATGAACCAGTTGTTAAGAATGTATGTGATGTATAACGAGTATAACCTTCGTAATAAGTATTAACAACACCACCCGTAGCGGTCATATTCGTAAATGGTGAAATCCACCTTAAAGCACCTGTTCCAGTAGCACTACAACTTAAAATTTGTCCTGTTTGTCCTGTAGTTGATAAATTATCCATTAATGCTATAGGTTTAATATAATTACCATATACATATAACGGAACAGTTAAAGTTCCATTATGTCTTAATAAAAATCGTATATAAGCATTCATAGATGAAAAAGTAGGGTCTTCTATTAAACAACCTATATTCGCATAAGTTTCTTCGTTAGTTGTTGAACTGTTGCCTTTAAAGTTAATAGAAACAATTTCATCATTAGGGGCGACAGCACTATTATCTTGGTATATATCTATTGTTGCTCCTACATTGTTATTATCAACAGAAACTAATTTTAACATAGGGAATGCGTTTCCAGAGAAACCATTTTGTTCTATTAACACTTTACCATTACCATCTAATTCCAGTTTCAAATCGCTATTAGAAGAAGATTTAAAACTATCGCCTGATGTTTGTATAATATCAGTTCCGCCAGTAGTGTTCCCATTAACTAACGTTTGTGCTAAAGTTTGACTACCACCACCACCTCCTGAAGCAAAATAGGCATTATGAAAGGCAGTTGCAAGTGTATTACTTGCTTGACTGTAAAGACCAAGTGTTCTACTCGCCATTTTGTTATATTATAGGTATATAATTTTATTTGAATATAATAAATGAGTAAGGAACAAGCAGTGAAAAAGAAAATCACGCCGACACAAGCGAGTAAGTTAGTGCCGATACTGGAAGAACCTATGGATAATTTCAATATCCAAAAGTATCTACCAAATGTGCCTATCATAACCTACAACGAATTACCAAAGTATGGAACAATAGATAAGATTTTACCGCATAGCGGTTCTTATGCGATAATCCTGTATCAAAATTCCCCTAATTCGGGACACTGGGTCGCCTTATACCGCCGAGGGGATTCCATATTATATTTTTGTTCGTATGGGTCAAAGATAGATTCCCAATTGAAATGGGTTTCAGCGGACGAGAACAAGAAGATGGGTATAAACGCTCCGTATTTGAGTCAAATGTTGGAAGCGTCGCCATACAAAGTGTATTTCAATACGATAAAGCATCAAGATGAAGACAGACGTATATCGACGTGCGGAAGATACTGTATAGCGTTTATAAAGGCGATGAAGCGAGGAATGGATATGGCGGAATTCAATAAAAGACTGTCAGCATCAGGATTACCAGCGGATATAGTAGTGTCGAAGGAGATTCCAACATTGAATCAATAAGGAAGAGAATGACAGGTGTATGACGTGAATGACAGGTATGGTCGAAAGTGTGTAAGAGAGAAATATATATGAATAGCACGTCGAGTAGGGGACGACATAACAAATGAAAGAAAATAGATAGATAGATAAAGTAGTCTGTCATATGTCATACCTGTCATACCTGTCATACAATAGAATAATATATAATAAGAATAA